GGTTTCTAAGTAAAAATGCTGGATCTAATGTTACACCTGTTCTCAATACTCTTGTTGGCATAGATAATATTTTTTGAGTAAGTGACATAGAATATCTATTTGCACCTGTTAATGATTTTGCAAGATCAGGAGGTAATTCCCAATATTCTGCCTTGACTTCTTGTCTTTGTGTTTTTTTGTTTAATTTTTTTCTGTAAACAAGCAACTGTCCTTCTTTTACTAAATTTGCTTCTTTTCTAAATATAAGAAAAGGTTCTACCCCTGCTGATTTTAATAGTTCTGGTGTTTGACCCAAAGCATCTGCTATTTCTTTAACTGTTACTTCTGTTACTTTTGGTTTTTTTTCTAATTTTTTTATACCAAATTGTTGTGCAAGGTCAGGGTTTCTTTCTACCATTTCTATAAATTTGTTATAAGCATAATTTCTTTCTGCTAACTGTATATAATGCAAAGTGTTTTTATGTATTGTTTCTAAAGGTGAAAATATTTCTGGAGCTTTTTCTCCTTCTTTAACACCTTTAAATTTTTTAAATGGATTTCTTACTTTTCCAGTTCCTGAACCAAAATTTGTCTTAGGATCTTCTACAACTTTAGACCAAGGCACGTAATCTTTATTAGCCTCTTTCATTCTTGCAATTGTTGTTTTGTCTATAAGACCAGCTTCTTCCATATATTTTAAAATATTGTCTTGAAATATGCTTAGTTCTTGTGATATTTTTTCATATTTAAAAGCATTTTCTTTTGTGTATTTTTTAAATTGATTTAATTTTTCCTTAGAATATCCTGTATTAATCTTACGACCTTCTAGTTCTAAAGCTCTTTTACCTATTACATACAATTCCAATCTAGCTCTTGATGTTTCACTTGTAACATCTTTTAAAATTGTATTCATATTTTTTGCACCTGGTATTTCTGTTAGATCAAATTTTATAGGTTTTCTATCAAAAAATTCTAAAGCTCTTGCTATTATTCCAGGTTGTAGTCTTAATAATTGATACGGATCTAATGCTCCTTTGGGTTTTGATTCACTAAATGCTTTTACAATTTTTTGAACTGGATATAAGGCATCAAGCATACTTTCTTTAAATCCATCTTTAATATCTCGAACACCTTCTTTAATTTTTTCTTTTGTAACTTTATCTTTAATACTAGATTTTACATTTGTATATAATGCTTTTTCTTCTGCAGTTAATGGTTTTTCCTTAACAGCTTCAGGAAGTTTAGTTTCTGGTTCTTTATAAGGCTGCACTTTATTTTCTACTTTACTTTTTGATCTAAACTTATCTAAATTTAAACTTACAGCATCTACAATTTTTGAAGGATCAGATATCATTTCTTGCAATACTTGCAGACTTGATTTGCCTTTACTTACTTGTTCTTTAATAGCAGTTCGTGAACCTTTACTTGTTAAATTAAAAGCACCAAAAAGTAAAATATCATTTATTAAAGTTTCTTTTGTAGGCAATTCTCCGTTAAGAGCTATGCCCATAGCTTCAAATGTTGCAACTTGTGTAGCTAAACTTGCAAAATATCCTTTAGCTCCTATAAGAGATGGAAATTGTAAAGTTGCTCCCAATATAAGACCAGATTTAGCTCCTTCTTTAATACCTTCTTCAGTATAGATTTTCCACCATTCTGAAAAAGAATCTACATCACCTCTTTGCAATGCTTTTAAATATGTTGTTTTAAGTGATTCGTTAACAAAACCACCAGCAAAACCTATTGCAAATGGATTACCAGCAGTTGCTATACCTGCTGGTATTGCTCCTATTGCAAACGTTGGTAGATCGCCTACAAGTGTACCAACACTTTCTACAAGTCGTTCTAATATTCCTGTATCTTCTGGTTCTTCGCTAAATGCTTTTTCCCATTCATATCCTATTTCTTTATTGAAATAATATTGACTCATTAAAGAAAGATTACTTTTACCAATACCTCTAGACCAATATTCTCCCCATTCTGCTTCTTCTCCTACTAATGAATTAGAAATAGTTTGCCAGTAACCTTGTGCTTCTTTTTGTATCCTTTGTTTTTTTAAGTCAAATGAATCATTTTCATTATCAAAATAAGTTTCTGTAGGAATATCTATAGCAATGCTATCTTGTTCGTACCATTTAGTTTCAGTATCAGACAACAAAGCATCTTGTTCATACCATTCTGCCATTATTTTTTAATCCTTACTTTACCATTAGGATCTATATATGGTGTTCCAGATGGTAACTTATTGTATTCTTCTTCAGTGTCAATTTTAACTGGTTTTTTTGGTATCATATTTAAATCAGTTTGTTTTTTTGTAAAACCACCTGTAATAGAAAATTGATTTTGTAGCCATTCTTGTTGCTGCTTCATACTCGGCAAAGATGTTTGTATATCTGCAAATAAGTATGCTTCATTAGAAGGATCAAATATTTGTTCTATTGTTTTACCATCTCTTAATTTTTGACGCATTTCTTTTTCTTTTTTTGCTTTGTATTGCGACCAAGCTATTGCAGCACCTGGTGTATTTTTTGACAATTGCCCTTTAATAGCGCCCTCAAAATCTTTTACATCTTTATTAAATTTACTTATAGCTGATTTAGTTTGTGTGTTTGCTGCTGGGTTATTTTTTTCATTATTTATATATGTAATCATTGATTTACGATCAGCAGCACTTAAATTTGGATTTGTTAAAATTGTATATTCTTGAGTTCCGACATAATATTCTTGTGTAATTGAAGTAACCTTACCATCTAAAACTTGATTCCAAGTAGCTTCATAATTATCATATACACTATCTGGTTTGATTTTTTTCTCTGCATGGTTTCTTCTTAATTTTTTTAATTGCTCTTTAAATTTAATACCTTCTTTACCTTGAAAATTTAATTTGTCTATTTCATCTTCTGTAATATATGTACTTGCATCAGTAGGATCATATGCTTCTACCTTATCATATGTGCTAACAAATAATTTTTCATTTTCTGTTGCTATTTTATTGTCAATTTCTTGTTTTTGTTTTTTCGCTCCACTAATTGCCCATTTTTCTAATTTTTCTCTTCTATCAGGATTTAAAGTTTCTCCTGCAAATTCTTTATTGTTTGTATTTTTAAGCCATTTTTTAATTTCAGCATAGTCTACTATTTCAGCTCCATAAGAATCTACAGTACGATAAGTTTTAGTTAATTGCGATTCCCATGCTAATTGTTCAATATTTTCTTTTTCACCTAATATTGCATTTGGATTTAAACCAACAGATATACCAGCTTTTGCATCTGAATCTATATCTTTTGATGCAAAATCTCTATAAGACCAAATAGCTGCTCCTGCTGGTAATTGAGCAAGTGGTGTTTTTCTATCTTCTATATTATCTTGAATTCTAGTTACAGTTTGTACTTGTGAAATTTTGTCTTTTACACGATAAAATTTTTCTCTGTTATGACTCATAACAGTATCAAAACTAGCACCCATGCCTCGTTCCCATGCTGCATCATCACCTTTATAAATTGTATTTTTATACCTTTTTAAAGTTGTGTTGTAATAATTATCCCATTTTTTTTGTAATTGCTCTGGTGTAATATCTTCAAAATCTTCACTTTCTGTAGTTTCTTGCAACCATATTTGTGTTTCTTTTTCTAATGTAGATACATATTTTTTTCTTTTATTTTCTATTCTTAATTCTTCTTGCTTGTTGTCATGATTGATTTTCCAATTAACAGCACTTACCACAGTTTGTTGCAATTTTTCTGTAGGAATACGCTGAGCTTGTGTTTGCCCTAAATAATTAGAACCACTTATAGCTGGTTGATCTATAGTTGCTCTAGGTATTGTTATTCTTGCCATTTTATCTTATTGTACTCCCTGATAAAAGTGATTGCTGCGCACCTGCTGTTGCACCTGTTGTTTGTGTTGTTTGTGTAGGAGCAGCAGTAGATTGTCCTACAGCGTAAGCCTGTGTTATACCTGTAATTAAATTTGTTCCTCTATTATATGCTTCTTTTGATAATGCACCTGCAAGTCTAAAATCAATATCTGCAAGATCCATAGTTAATCCTAAATTTGTCCAATACAAAGTATCTTCTAAATTATCTAAAACAGTTTGTGATTCCAATAAACTTGAACCTTCGCCCATTGCTATGCCTCTAGCAGCTTGTGCAGCTCTTTTTTCAGATAATATCAATGCTGCTCTTTCATTTGCTTGTATTCGTTGTTGTATTGCTTGTACTTCTCTTCTTCTTTTATCTGCTCTTGCAGCTCTACGAAGCTGTCTACTTTGATTATAAGAACCAAGTAAACTTACTCCTGTTGAAGCTAAAACGGCAATTGTTATTGGATCTATGATATCACCTCCATATTAATCTGTTGTTACTAATGTTCCAGTAACTGCTAGAACTGTCATAGGTAGGGGTTGTGTTTGTTTTATGGTTATCTGACCATCTCTATCCCAACCTAAGTTAGTAACTCTTTTATCTCCTGTAAACGCTGGTATTGGCTCACCCATTGCATTTGCCGAACTTCTAAATGGAAGTTGGTCGTTATTAATAGTTACGCCAACACTATCTAATAATCTTACGATAATTTCATTATACCTTTTTTTCCTGCCTTGTGCAGTACCTGCTTGTGCAGTACCTTCTGGTCTTAGTGTTTTTATAGTAGAAACATAACCAAGACCTACCTCTATTGTTTTGCTTTCAAATGTACTTGGAAGGCTAACTGTTACTGCTCCGTTAGTAACTTTTTGTTTTGGATACACTGCATCATCTATAAGTATTTGTACTGTTTCACCTTCTAAATGATCTAAGCTTGTAACTGTTGTAGATGCACCTGTAACTGCTCCTGACAAAGCAGAATCTTGATTTACTGTACTGTCTAAATATTCTACATATTGTACTGTTGATCCGTTAATTAATCTTTGCACAATAATATAAACCTGATCTTCTGATGCCTCTGATATTGTTGTAATACTTTTTACATCTGCATGAGTTTCGTTTTGTATTGTAAGTCTTACAGGGCTACTGCTATCTACTGTAAGAAATCCTGTACTTTCTGGTGTAGTTTCTGTAATAGTAACAACTGCACTAGATACTGTAGCTGTAAAATCTGCATGCCCATTTATAGTTGTCTGTAAATTACTTGCTGTTGTATTGTTATTTGTTTCTGTTTTAAATTCATTTGTTCCTGCAGTGCCTGTTGTAGATGTAAATGTAACAGTTGTGCCATCTGATTTTGTAAAAGTAAGTGTAGAACCTGATACTATATTTGCGTAATCAGAAACTGTAACAGTGCATGATTGTGATTTACCACCTATAATATGTCTATGCCATGCAAGTATTTTTTCATCTTTTAAATATGTAAGTCCAACTAGCTCACCATCATCTCTTACTGCATATAATATTCTGTCAGGTTCTTGTGCATATGCTAGATCAACAAGACCAGTGCCTGTTACATGATCTGCTAACAAGTTAAGATCTGGAGCTATATAAGCATCATCTGCAAATCTAAACTCAAATGCTCTCACTTTTTGTCTTTGTCTTTGCACAAATAATACAGCATCATCAATTTGTACTGGTAATGTACTGTGTGTGCCATATGTAGTTTGTTGTGTAATATTTACATTGTCTGGTTTTAGTGGTTCTCCAGTAGGTCTAGCTACTTTAAATTCACCACCTGCTGTTAAAATAATAAGATCTCTAGCTGGTGCTAATGCTCTAATAACATTTACTTTATTAGATGCAATAGTATATATAAATGCGTCAGATGCACTTGCATCATCTACATCAAAATTATCAAACAATCCAGACTGTGATGCAAATATAGTTTGTGGAAATGATGTTGTTCCACCATAAATTAATCGTTGTTCAAAAAAAGTAACAGCTTTTGGAAACCCTGTTGTATCTGAAAATGTGCCTAATTGAAAAGCTACTGTTGCATCTGTATTTGCAAATGCTTTTGTTATAGTACAAACAACAACTGTTGTACTTGTTCTGCCAGTAATAACTGCTTCACCACTATTAAATTTTATAAGTCTACCCACATCTGTAGTTTGAAAACCATCACCACCATTAATACCAGTGGTTGCAGATGCTGTTATATCAACGCCTGTTCCTGTACTTGCTGATGCTGGTGTAAGAGTTGTAGTTGTAGTATTAGCATCTAGATATGGACCAGTTGCACCGAAATCGACATCTGCAAGTGTCCAAGATGTATGTCCTGTTCTTGATAGTTTTTCTGGCTCATGTAAAGGATGTACTATATACATTACATCTGCTGATTGTGCAAATTGTAAATCAAATACTTGTGCTGATGTATATGGTGTTGCAATTTCGTAAACCTTTGCTGCAGTACCACCTGATGTGTATGTAGTATAGTTAGTAGAATTTACACCTGACAATTCAAATGTATGTGTTGTTACATTTGCTATCGTATATCTTCTGCCATTTACTTCTGTCATACCACCTACACTGTTGATCCAAACATCATCTCCATTACTGTAGCCATGTGATGTAGCTGTAACAACTGCTGGATTTGCTTTTGTAATAGCAGATATAGATTTATCTGCTTCTGTTATTTGTCCTTGGTCTTTAAAAAATCTTATGTACTGGTCGCCAAACTCTAATACATATGCTTGTTCATCATTAAATTCAAAAGGTATAAGTCTTGTAGTATTTGCAGAGTTTTTAACTTCACATATAAACCTACTACCACTTCTTCTAGTTGCACCACCTTGTGGGAACACAGTCATGTTCTCTAGTGTTTCTACACCATTGCTATACTTGTCAAGATTAGTCTGTCCAAATAATTTAGGACTAAGTTCACCTGCAGTAAAATTTGTTTGTATTGGATGTGTTCTAGCCATTATCTTCTAAAATCCGTAAATGTATCTGAAACAAGATCATCAATAAACCCTTCTTGTCCATCAATACTACGAGCTTCAGAAAGTTTAAGCTGGTAAAGCTTATACATTTGTTCTTGTACTTTAAGACTATTAGTTACTGGATATGCTAAGTCAGATGCAAGTTTAGTAATTAATGTGTCTACAAATAAAGAATCAAACAATGTTGTGTCTGTAATCCTTGCAATATAAATTATCTTGGCAGTTTCTTCATCTGTTAACAACACCCTGCCTTGTGTTGAAAAATTTTCTACTTTGAATATATAATCCTCATATTCCATAGCTAATACTCTTAGACAATATGGATCTGTAGGTAAGGCAAATTGGTAGTCATAGCCATATACAGGTGAGTCAGAAAGCTGTGTCAAACTTGCTCTTGTTATTGCAAAGTTCCAAGGATGACTTCTTAAACAAGCATCTCTTGCATCTTCGTAAAAAGCATTACATAATCTAGCTCTTTCTGAATCATCTGTTAAGGAAGTTATAGGATCATCTCCTAATCTTCTAAGTGCGTTTGAACATATTGAAACTTCTGTTGCCATAATTCACCTTGTAAGAGGGTAGCCGAAACTACCCCCTGTTGTTGTTTTTAGTCTACAACATATGTAACGATTAATGTTACGTCACCAGCTGCTGCTGTTGCTGCCACGTTAGACATAGTTAAAGCGATTCTTAAAGCTCCACCTGGATCTGATGATAAACCACCATCTTCCCAAGCAAAGTTAGAAACTGCGTTAACATTTCTAGCTTCGAAAGCAACTTCAGCGCCACCTGTTTCTGCAGCTTGTAAAGTTGTTATAGCTGTTGCATAACAATCTTCATCAAGAACAGTACCATTCTCATAATATAGACCTACATTGGCTGCCAAAGTTGGTGAGCCATTGCCGTCTAAATCATCGTTGAATAGTTTGATTGATAATACTTTTGCATTAGATGGGATTTGTACCATCATTAATACATCATCATTATCAATGTCGCCTGTTCCTGCTGCAATCGTTCCACTTGCCACACGCATTCTGCCCTCTAAACTTCCTGTTTCTAGGACTTCTCTAGGCGATGCGTCTAGTGCTGTAATTTCGACTGATTTAGCTGTTGCCATTTTTGATTCCTCCTATTAACTCTCAGTACATTCTATCTCAACAACTTTTTCATCTTCGATACGAGTTGCACCGATAGTCATTGACAAGAATACCTGTGTTGCATAATTTTTGTCTGCTCTTTCAGAAATTCTAGTTTGAATATCTGAGCCTACAGCAAGGCCGATACCAGATTTAGCAAATGCTAAAACTAATCTGTTGCTAGATGAGTTAGTATCTAGTCTTTCTGTTCTGATAAAATTGAATCCCATAAATGTATCAATTTCACCTTGAACAAGTGCTTTAACAGAGTTAAAGTCTGCAGATGTAATTTGTGTTATTGCTAACAAATCTGATAGTTGTTTAGATGTACATACTAAATATCTTTCCTCTTCAGGATCAATATCAGCAGCATCTAAGAGTTCTTTTGCTTCGATCAGTTTTGTAACTGATAAACCAGCAGAGCCGTGAACAATTTTTTGTCCAGATGGTAATGCTACAGTTGAACCACCAGCAACACCACCAAAGGCATTACCAGAAGCTGCATCAATAATTGCATCATCCATTGCTCTTCCCATAGCCCATGCACCTGCTTGTGCATATTCAGACTGTGGGCTGATAAGCATCCTTACTTTATCTTCTTGATCAATTAAGTCTGCCCAATCGTAATCATCCATACTTACTTTTCTACGAGAGTGAGGTGTGTCAACTCTTGGAGTGTCGCTATGTCTGGATGTTCTTTTTAGCGCAGCAGTTGAGCCAATTCTTTCAAAGAAATGAGATTTACCGACAACTGTTTCTGTACGGACTGCATCTCTAAGTCTTGAACCTTTTTGCTGTGCCAAATGAAATACATTGCTTTTATACTGTTCTATAAAAGCTGTAGTTATTTGTACTGACATATTTCAGTCCTCCTATAAAAATATATTATCGGTATTTATCCAAATGGGATACCTTATAAAATACGTTTTTATCAAACGGATGTTTAACGCCTATCATGGCCACCCCATCTGTTATCCTTACGGGCAGAACTTTGGTATCTTAATTATAGCACAAGAAAGTTAATTTCCATAAACTTTTTCGTGCAATTGTCGCATACGCTCTACCATTGACTTATGATCTCTATGTGAAGAATCAAAATATGGATTCTTAGGATCAGCCATAATCTGTTCTATTTCTTGTTTTGCATCAAGAGTAGAAGCAGCAATAGTATTGTTTTGTGTGTTCTTTGCCATTTCTTCTGTAACTTCTTGACCTAGTCTAGCAAAAAATTTAATCATAGCTGGATCATTACCTGCTGGTCCATTAAGAACTTCTTTAAGTCCTTCATCACCATAGACATCAATAGCTCTCATAGCAGAACGCAGATTCTTATCATATTCAAAACCCCATTCTTGTTTAAGGTTTTGCTCTGCTTCTTCTCGTTGCACATTCATTTGTGCTTCTTGAAGCTGTCCAGTATTATCAATTTGATTTACTTGATACTCTAATAAAGCATTTACCTGGTCGTTATTCAGTCCTATCTTATGTGCAACATTTTTAAATTCACCTACTGCAGTTTCATTAAAATGTTGTTTATGAGTATCTGGAATAGATAAATCATACTTTGTAGGATCTGTAGGTCTGCCTAACTTGTTATACAGTTCTGCTTTCTCCTCATCACTTTTAGGTAATGGTATTCTACTACCTATCATTTTTTGTTGATGAACTACTGTCTTTGCTAATGATTCTACATCATTTAGATTTTGCAAAGTTGGTTCATTCTTAAGTTCTTCTGGCAAAGATGATTTCCAATCAGTTTGTGTTTGATTATCACTTATGCCAGATCCTAAAACAGATTCAGAATTTTGTTCTGTTTCTGGTGTAGGGTTGTCTGCCACTTCTGTGGTCGTTTGTTCGTCAGCCATTATTATTATCCTCCTTTAAAAGATTTAGTATTCTGACTATTACTGCTCTTTGCCCTTCCTTAAAAGCAGTTTCATAGGGATCTTTACTAAAAGAACTCCTATGGTAATAAGCTGATGTAAGATCAGCTAAAACTCTTTCACCTTCTTGGGTGCTAAATGTTCCTCTATAGTCTATCTTCTGTTGTTTTAATTCTTGGTCTGAATTTTTATGCTTCACCTGCTACCTCTTCCTCCAGTTGCTCCCCTAATTCATTTACTACAGCTTGTGTTTGTGGATCAGAAACATCTTTTAATGCTGATGATTGTTTAGCTGCAATCTCTGCTTGTTGCTGTTGCATCATCATTTGCTGTTGCATCATCTGTGCCTCCATTCTAGCTTGTCTAAGTTCATCTACTTCTTCTCTACCTCTAAGTACAGATTTAGGTACACCAAGTAGTTCAGCTCTCATTCTAACTGCTTCATCATTATTCAA